ATTATTAAGTCTAAAGCTATGATTGGTGATCAAGTATCACTAGCTTCATATAATGTACCCTTTTATAAAAGCCAAGATATTTATTTAGATAGTCCGCAAATTGCAGACCTAAGAAAAATCTATGCTAATGTAGATTTAACAGATTATAAAGTAAATGATCCTGTATTTATCTATCAAACAGAATTAAATAGTGTAAGATCAGCAAGACAAGAATTAGAAATAGCATTAGGAGGAATGAAATGGGAAAATTAAAAGACAATCTAGCATCAATTGCTGCACTTATAGCAGCTGTAGTTGCAATCGGTGGTGGGTTTATTAAATACGGTGAGATAACTACTAAGTTATCTGCAATTGAAAGTTCACAGGGTGTTGATATAACACCTATAGCAGAACAATTAAATAAAAATAAAACTAATATTGAGGTATTAAAAACTGAAATACAACTCCTTAAAGCTATAATAAAAGAAATAAAAGTTGAATCTAAAAATCCTTTAGGAGGATAGTTAATGTATTTAAATGCCAATATACCACCCATAGAATGCTATGTTCGTGGTAATTATTTAAGAGATCAAAAAGATTCACACGATAAATATTTTGAGTGTGCTGTATTTGGTTTTAGTTCAATACCAAAACAAGTTCCTCTGTTTCATTATATGATGACAGATGGTGGCATATGGTGGAGAGCACCTATATCAGCATTTTGTAAAAAACCTGATACACCTGAGATGCCTTTAAATGAACTTATGTTATGGGACTCGTTTAGTTATAATGTAAGTGTTACAAAATTTTACCAGCTAGATGGTTGTAAAATGCTATATACCACAAGAAGAAAAAAACAAGTAGAGGGTAAGTATTTATTTACAATTGATTGGTCTGCTGGAGATTACAATGAATTAGACTTTGGCTATTCAGAAAAACCTGATCAACATAAATGTGGTCATGTTATTGAATTAGACAATGGTAATTACGCAATCCAACCCAACAATAGACTAAGGATCTTTGACCCATCTATGGCAGCAGATCCTTCAAAACCCCTTATACATAGATTAGTTAATACAAGGATATGGTCAGTGGAAGATACTTCTAAATGGATTACTGATGAAGTACAAGAAGGAAGTTATGACTATGAATATAAGGAGATAAAAAAAGATGGCAGTAAATAAAGCAGGAAATTACACAAAACCTACTATGAGAAAAAAAATCTTTAGTAGAATTAAATCACAAGCATCTCATGGAACAGGTGCAGGTAAATGGTCTGCAAGAAAAGCCCAAGCATTAGCTAAGGCATATAAAAAAGCAGGCGGAGGTTACACATCATAATGGCATTAGCAAAAAGTCAAAGGAGTTTAAAAGCATGGGGAAAACAAAAATGGAGAACCAAGTCGGGCAAGAAGTCTTCGGAGACTGGGGAAAGGTACTTGCCAACGAAAGCTATCAAGAGTCTATCATCTGCGGAGTATGCGGCAACGACAAGAGCCAAACGCCAAGGAACAAAGAGGGGAAAGCAGTTTGTGAAACAACCGAAGAACATTGCAAAAAAAGTTAAACAATATAGGAGTTACTCATAATGTACGGAATGAAAAAAACTAATATGAAAAAGAAACCAGTAGCTAAGAAAAAACAATACAAAGGATTTTCTAAGTTACCTGAGTCAGTTCAAAAAAAAATAAATAAAAAATTAGCAAAGAAAGTATAATGAGAAAAGGTTTATACGCTAACATTCATGCTAAAAGAAAGCGTGGTGATAAAATGAAAAAAAAAGGTGCAAAGGGTTCACCTACAGCTGCTCAGTTTAAAAGAGCATCTATGACAGTAAGGAAAAAATAATGGCAAAGACACCAGCATGGCAACGTAAAGAAGGCAAGAATCCTAGTGGAGGATTAAATGCTAAAGGCAGAGCAAGCTACAAAGGTGGGACATTAAAAGCACCTAGTAAAAAAGTTGGTAATAAAAGAAGAGCTTCTTTTTGTGCACGAATGAGTGGTATGAAAAAGAAATTAACTTCTGCTAAAACTGCTAGAGATCCTAACAGTAGAATTAATAAAGCTTTACGTGCTTGGAATTGTTAATGAATTACAAACCACTACCTGACTGTTGTACAGTAAAGACTTCTGTAATAGAAGGCTTAGGTATGTTTGCAAAAGAAAAAATTAAAAAAAATACTAACTTAGGATTAAGTCATTTAGAAATAGATGCTAATCTATACAGAACTCCGCTTGGAGGATTTGTAAATCATTCTGATAATTCTAATTGTATTAGAGTTCAGATAAAAAACAAATGGTATTTAAAAACTAAAAAGGATATTGACACAGGTGAGGAATTAACACTTACTTATACTTTGTATAATCCAAAATAAAAAAGGGAGAAGCTATTAACTTCCCCCTACTACTAGGCAACACTAAGGCACTCTTTATGGGTGCCTTTTTTTTTGGTTAAATAGATTGGATTATTTTTCTTACCTCATCCTCCAATTTTTTACCAATAGAATTACAGTGATTAATTACAGATGCACATAAATTTCCGTGATAGGGATAACCTTTTAATGCTTCTCTAATTTTAGAAACAGGCTTACCCCCATAATCTATAACTATCATACTGTCTTTGCTAAGACCTACCTTTAATTCAAATAGTATTCCAGCAAATTTTTTTAATTCTTTTTGATCTTTATTTTTTTCCGCCATTGGCTTCTCCTTTGTCTACAACAAAATCAGGACCAACCCTAGGATCTAATTGTTTAAGTGTTGATAGCATATCCATAATTGTTTTTACTTCTCCATACTTTTGATTCATTAAATATTTCATTAATGTTACTAGTTGAGTAGAACTTATAAGATAAGTTCTTGGATTAGCTTGTGGTTTTTGTGTTGTTTTTTCTTTCTCTGCCATATATTCCCCCTATATTAAAATGGTACATCGTCAAAATGTTTGGTTAATGTTTTTAAATTTTCTTCGGCATTAGATATATCTGTTATTAGTTTATCTAACTCTTCTAAAAATTGAGGGTGTTCTCCTATAGCAACAGGTTTTTGCATATAGACTAATGCTGTTGCCCTTGCACTAGCTATATCTGCTTCATATTGTTTCCTTAACGCATCTACAAATTCTGCTTCCATTATTCACTCCCTTTAAATTGATAATATTTATCTTCTATTAAATCAGCATCTAATAAATAAGTATTCATAATGCCATCATCATATTGTTTTTTTAAATCTCTAATCGTTTGATTTAATGTTCTACCTGACTGAAGACAACTACAAACTAAATCTTCAACTTCTATTAACGCTTGCTTTACTGCTCCCATCTTCCACCTCCTGTAATTGTTTATTTAATTTATTTATTTCATTCTGTGTATGTATCATAACTTCTTGTAGTGCTATAATCTTACCATACAAAGACATCTTTTCACCATGCGTCATTTAACCTCCTTGATTAATCTATTTAAATACCATTGTGCTTTTTGTAGATCTTCTAAAGGTTCTCCTTTAAATTTATATCTCGAAACATATTTTAAAACGTTTCCCTTTAGATACCCGTGATACTCATCGTCTGTCATACAATCTTGTATTACATCAATAGTTTCTTTTTTACCATACTTATAGTGTGTAGGTGAATTAACTTTATCTTCTTCCATACTTCCTCCTAATACTATTGTACTCTATCATTTCAAGATCATACTCTCCCTTATGAACATTACGTTTAACTACAAGTCCTGTCCACCACATTTGTTGAGTAGACTTAGCATAGTTTTCCTTGTGATGCAAGTAACATCCTGCAGATAATCCCATAAGTTTTCTACCTGATGGTAGGGCACACATAGCATAATCAAACGTATGAATATGTCCTACAGTAGAAGATACTTTATTTTTTAAAAGGAGAGAACGAGCAATGTTGTCCCCACTAATAGGCTTACCCATAACACCAGTAGGATAATTGTGACAATAATATACACCATCAACCACAACAGGTTCTTGGTATGGATATACTTCCCAACCATATTGTTTAAATTTAAGATCTTTTGTGCTAATTGTTCCCTCAAGTTCAGGTATTTCATCTACTGTTCTATCTATCCTATCTTCGTGATTACCAAGTAGCATGATTTTTCTTGGTCGTCTTCCATTAAGACCTTTATTAAATTTTTCCAATGCATCATGCGCATGGTCAATATCTTTTTTATATCTCCTACCCTCAAATGATTTCTTACCTTTATCATAACTAGATAGTGAGTCCATACTTGCAAAGTCTCCCATACAAATAACGGTATTTGGTTTTAGATCTTTAGCGAGTTTACCTGCCCATAAAAATCTATCATTGCTTGCTTTAGGGGTGCAATGAGGATCCCCAATTACTAAGTGTGTTGCCATTAGTTTAGTTCCTTATCTCGTTTCTTTTTTAAATAATTAAGAAAATCTACAACGTTATCATCATCGTCAAATTCTGCCACAGAACTTATAGTTAGATCTTCTTTGTTTGTTTTCTTATCATCAGCAAACCCACGAAGTCCCCATAGAAACGTTGAATGAGGGTCGGTAGTCGCCATTTTAATCATACCCCTTGCTATAGTAGAACACAACTCGTACTCTTCTGTACTCATATGTGTCTTAGTATCCATGGATATACCACAAGTAAATCCTGATTCCCAAGGTGTAACTAAAACTTTTATTGCCTTAAGCAAATTTATTTTATCTTTTTTCTTTGTCATAAATAATTAAAATATTTTTTATCATAGGGTACAACTTTCCATTCAAAGTTTTTTTTAAAGTTATTTCTTTTTGCATAGTCTGTTGCATCTGATTCTGTTTCCCAAATTTCATTTGTAAATACTGTCCACTCATCACTATTATTTTTTATAATTATACAATACATTTTCGGTAAAGGTGAAAGCTAGACCCCTCAAACTAACTCTCACCCAGTTACGCAGACGCTTCCTCCTGCTTAGGATTATTAACCTCCGTATACCAAACCCACTTTGGGTTCTTACCTTTAGACTGCTGTTGCGGTAACAACTGCAATCCGCTTCCCCAACAAGGAAGTTTGTATGGGCAAAAAGAACATGCTGTGCCCAAAACTTTATTACCAGTAGGTTTAGTTCTAAACGTTTCCTCTACTGCATCAAAGCATCTTTTAAAAGGTACTTTACTTTCTAATGCTTTAAAATTTTCTACTGCTGTATCTATAGCTTTCTTCTTATACTCAGTATCTACAACTGGAGTTTCACATACTGTCCACTCACCCGTAGATTTATTAATTACTATCCAACCACCAAAGGGTTGCTTTTCACTTTCTGCATATAAAAATCCCTGTGATGCATATCCAAAGATATCTTCTCTAACAACCTCATCAAATCCCCCGCCTTCTCCAAACTTTTTCTCAAAGGAATATGGTGACGCACTTTTAATATCCCATACTTTGTCATCAATCTTAACATCGAGTTGCCCATCAATTTGGGACTTCTCAAACTTATACGATACTTTTTTTTGTTCATCTTTTATTTCTACTCCTGCTGATTTCATTACAAATATAGCTAATGATTCTATTAAATCACCAAACGTATTTCTAATTTTAACATTATAAGGTTGACCCTCACCTTTAATACCTTTTGATTCCATCTGCAACTGGCACAATGGTCTACCTATACTAGATATTCTAGGTTTAAAATTTTCCCTTCGCTTCTCTGAAAATTGTTTTCGTATTGCTGCTTTGCAAGACTCACCAAATTCCTCAACCAATTTATCAGAGATAGCTACAGGATTATCCGACACCTGACTTAAATACTTTTGTACTTTGTGTAAGATATTATTCATTATGCTGATAGAACATCTTCAGGTAATGGTTCATTTAAAGAATCAACTACTTTTGTTGCCTCTTTATCTGAAACTGTGTTGCCACTTGCTTTTGCTTTATTATATGCCTCTATAACTTCTGTGTTTTCAGCATCAATAGACTGTTGAAATACGGATATTGTTTCCATATCTGTCTGTGACATCTCTAAGTTAGAGTCAGCATTAACATTTATCTCAGGAGTGTAATAAACATTACCACCCTTTTTCTGTCGCTTTGTATCCATAGAAAACGTACAGTTAAACATTAACTTTTTACGTTTTTTAAGTTGATCTAAAGCAGATGTTACTGGAGCAAATGCTGTACCTGTTACTCTGTATAGTACAGGCAAGTTTTCAGCTACATGATCTTTACCATCAGCTGTTTTACCATCTTTGAAAGATAATAAACCATAGATTAATTTATAACATCTAATAGTTCTTTGTCTCTCTAACTCCTCAGGAGCAAGAGATGCTCTTTCTTTAAATGGAATCTTACCACATTTAGTTCCACCAAGTATATCAATTGGTTCTTCTTTCCAACTTTTAAATATAATAGATCTATTTACATATTCACTTTTTTCAGCATCATAATGCATATACTGCATTGCACTGATAAAAGGTCTAAATGTAACAGGTTTAGCAAATACATTGCGACCTACATTAGAATCATATACAAAAAATTGACCTACTGGCAATTGATTACCATCGTCATCTTCAGGTGATCTATTTATTCCAAGTCTTGGTATATTTATACCACTGCTTGAACCATCGTCCTGTCCTATTGCCTGCATGATTTGCTCATCAGACATTCCTTTTATGTTTGTTAGTTCGTTTTTTGTCATTGAACCTCCTTATTGTTATTTACCTTATACCACATTTT